TCAACACCCGAAACATACGTGTAATATCCTAAAGCTTCAAAGTTGAACGGGCGATACTCAATCTTGTAATCCGCACCCTGAGTTTCTATTTGAGAAACGTATTGACGGCAAGGGAAGTCTGCATCGACGGGCCATGTTGTTGGCGACGTGGCATCTGCGTAATCATTGATCGTCTCAACTTCGCCAAGGAATGACATCTCTGAAAATAATGTTGAATTGCCCCAGAAATCCGTGGCATCGGTTGTCCAATAGCTAGATGCGGAATTGGCAAGCCAATAGGAATCGGAACTCGCAACGTTTGCAATCAAATAATTGTCTGCCGGATCAACCGAGCAGTTAATTCTTGAATGCGCGCTGCCCCATCCGCTGTCAGTCCAAGTCACCGTCTTGATGTCATCCAGTTGTTCTGGTGTGCGAATCAACTTCACCGCAGAGAGTGTTGCTGATTCGTTGCCTGCCATATCAACGGCTCGAACCATGATCGTTGTCGTACCGTATTGGATTCTGCCATTGATCTGAATCCAATTGTCTGTAATCAGATTCGTTGTGATCGGAATGCCTGTTGACCACGTTGCATCATCACCGCCTTGATGCTTGACGATGAAACCGGCGAAGTCTCTCGGTTTGTTTTCATAGTTCCATCGGATCGCAGTGCCCCACACCGAAAGCGAAGTTGGTGCCGGTGGTGGAGTCGATAGGCCGATCACGGTGTGGTTGTTTCTGTATTCCCAATCCGATGCAGTTGCAGCAGAATCCGAAATCGCTCTGACTCGAATGTCATATACCTCGCCTTGATCCACAGGCATTATCGAAACCTGCGTTTCTCCAATCGCCTCGACCCTTGGAGAGTTGATCCAGTCCGTCAGCGCATCGTCTCCATCCTTCAGCCTGAACTGCGGGTGATAATGCGTTGTCGGCGCGTAGGTGCCAATCGTGCTCTGCGGTGTAGACACATTCATGATGATTCGCACAGTCGGCGTTCCGCTTGCTGAGAACTCCGCAGCAGTTTCATCACTGACCAACTCACCGACAATAGTCGGCTTGATCGGGCGAAGCAGTGTCGGACTGCTTTCCAGCGTGATGTTGGAAGTGTGATCTGGTATCTCGCCCGTCTCGTAAACGGCAGCGTTGTATTCGACAAGTTCAATCGTCGCAGTCAGATCGTTTCGCGGAGAGATACTCTTGACGATGCACTCAATGCTCTCTGTCTCGCGTTCGCCGAACATGACGAGATCACCAACGGAAGGTCTGATCAATCCCAAAACATTAAATTGGAACGGATCGACGGTTGTCACATCCGAGCTGATCGTTCCGAGATTGACAAGGTTTATAATTGCATCGGCTGGTTCGCCGGAATTAGTAAAACCTCGAATCCTCATCGCGTAGTTCTTGCCTGAGTAGTAAAAAAACTCCTCGTCCATCTTAGCATGTACGAAACCGGACGTGTTCGTTACAGTCGCGCCCGCTTCAATCGACGTTGTGCCATTAACGGCTGTTGACGGTAGACCATCAGCTAGATGCAACAGGTCATATGTAGGAGACAGCGATGTATAATTGAAAACGGTTACTGTGTTGAAAACTTCTCCATCGTTCAGAACGATGGAGACAGTTGATCCCGCTGGAAAATGAACCTTGTCCCCTTCTGTTATCTGTATTTCCTGAGCCCCAGCCAATGCTGAAACGTGTATGTTCGTATTCTCTTCTAAAATTGTGACAGATTTAAGTCGCGCTGCTCCATAACCCACTCCGATGCAATCATGCGAGACACGAACAAGATCTCCGCGAGAGCAGACAAGATGCTCAACGTCGGTGGTCAGCGAGAAGATCTCAGGTCTGAGCTTTGTCGATGCAAGATGGTATCGACCATCGCGATACGCTTGACGTGCGTCAGACACTCCCCACAGAGACAACTCGCCAAACTCAGTTGCGGCTTGCGTGCCGTCATCAATGGTGATGGACTGGATGTCGAATATGCTGTGATCTCCGTCCACGATTGTTTGTGAAGCGTAGACTAGATCGAAGCGTATGCGGTTGATCGTCTGTCCTACCCAAGTTCCATTATTGGGAGTTGTCATGTCCCAAACTACTGTTACCCAACCCTTTGTCCAATCGGGTTCAGTTGTTGTTTGATTTTTGCCCCCATACGACGCATCAGCATCAGCAGCAAAGAACATCTGACCATTCCAAATGTCATCGGAACCCTTGTAGATTCTTCGCATCCTCATTCGAACATAGACAGGTGGCTTGTCGCCAGTCGTATCAATGCCTAGATAATTGTTGGTGTTGGTCGCACTGCCACTGTATAAGAATGGGTCCCAACTCGTGACCGTGAGTCTTGCCGCGTAGCCTTGATAGCCCTCGGTGGTTAAATGCCCCGAACTTGCCCAAGCACTCGCAGTACCAGCAGTGTTGCCTTCAATGATAGATGTCGGAGTTGTCGAGCCACGAAACTCAAGTGCTACTGCTGGATTGCCGCTCTCGCTATATCCATCGTTATAAACAATCAACTCGTCCTTCTGATAGGACTTGTTGTCTTCGGTGATCTCTGGATTCACAAAGTGAACTCGAACAGCGTGCGGAGCCTTGCGGAATGCCTTGCTGCCGGAGAAGCCACTTGAGTTGCGTGGCGTGAAGTGTTGAATCACTTGCGTCTTCGGAATGTCTTGGACAACTGAATACTTGCCGTCGATGATGTTCAGTGATGCTCGACCAGCAGCGGCGATGTCAGAAACCAACTTCCTGGCAGTTGTTGTGAAGTCAACAACAGCGTCAATGTTCCTCGCAAGCGGCGTGACTCCATCGGGTCCGTATCCACCGATTGGACTTTGCCCGCCCGGTCCTTGAAGATTGCCAGCCCACACCGCAAGTCCCGGCCCGTCAATTCTTGAATCATCAATCGGTCTTGAGTTTGCTGGACCCCGAAGAGCATGAGCAAACAACCAAGCAGGGTTTCGACTTGCGTGCATCGACGAGCCATAGGCGTCAGACGTTGCGACCACCGGACCCCATTCGTTTTCGACGTTGTCGTATTCGGGAATGATTGAAGTGCAGACGGCAGACAAGTTATCAATGACACCGCTCAGACCAGTTTCGCTTGCATTGATCTCCAGCTCGATCTTGGCAAGATTCGGAATGGTTGATCCGATATGAGGCTTGATAGTTCGGATAGTTGTGATTACCGCATCGGCACTGATTGCAGCCTCTTCTTCATTCCAGTCCGGTGCAGTTGTCGAGATCCGTCGGATCTGAACTTCATGGAATGCGTTTGCAGTGCTTCCACTAGGAACAGTCCATCGCAAACCTCGCGTGATGCTTCCACGCTCTTTCAGCTTGATGTCGAAGACACCAGCAGATGCTTGCTTGATTCCAGTGGAAGACTCCAAGCCTCTTGTGGGAGTTCCGATTGCCGCGAAAGATCCAACGCCTTGCTCGCGCTCTTTGACCTCTATTCGCACCGTCACCTTTTGAGGCTTGCCGTCATCATCAAACGAGATCAAGCCAGCAGGAAACGCAATGTCAATCGAGATCTCTTCCGGCCCAGACCCGGTGGTGAGAGTTTGAGTCACTGGGGAAACTCGATCTAGCTTCTTTTGAAAACTTGAATCAGCGTCTACTTCATCGCGGAAGATCGACAACTCTGCGTCATCACTCCAACCTTGAAGGACGTTGTATCTGACATCGCCGATTTCTTCGATTGGTGTCTCGCCGATCTTCACGCCTTCAATCAACAGTGGTCCATAGCCGAAGCACATGAGCAGACGAAGGATGGAGTCTTTTCCAACTCGCTCCTGAAATGGCTTGCCGAGCAGATCGGGATAGACGCGATACTTGCCGAGCACAGTTCTGATCGGACCATACAAACGCGCAGTGTTTCGAGTTCCAGTGAGCGCGGCAGAGTCTTGACTCTGTGGCACGTTGCCGCTGAACGGAACAGATGGTGGTGGAGCGACAAGAGATTGAATGCCGCTTGCGATTGTCATTGCACCCGTGAATGCAAGTGCCGCTGCGCCGAAGGCTTGTGCGGAAGTAAGTCCGCCAACGAGTTTACCCGCCATCAGCGATGCGCCACCCGTGGCCCAAGCACTGGCTATTGCAAGAACTCCAACAACGATGCTGAAGATTGCCTTGCCTGTTCTCCCGCCACGCGGGATCACCTTGATGACTACCAAGACACCCGCCTTCGGCTTCACCCTGGAGAACATTCGCTCTGGAACTAACTCACCACCTACCGCAACCAGAATGCCATGAGCCTCATCAAGACGAAGGCCACGAGAGGCAATCATGTGCTCAATCGTCTCGCCTTCAAACGCATACGAATGCACTCGTCCCTCTTCAAAGGGATTGCGAGTAAGCTGAATATCTACTGTATTCGGTAGCATCTGAGTATCCGTCGCTGCCATGCGGGCGTTGTCGTCGTCACGATGCAGGAGTCACTGCCTTCCATCGCGTGAAGCATCTTCCCGTTCGCAAGCATGATGCCTGTATGGCATTCGATACCAGCGATGCGGCACCAAGAAACATCGAACTCCTGCGGCACGTCAACCTGATTCCAGACGTTGACTTCTTCCGCGAATGAATCCGCGAATGACTGCTCGTCGGTGCTTGATTCGTATCCAGCATACGAAGGCAACTCGACTCCAAGCTCATTCCGATACACCTCGCGAACCAAACCCCAGCAGTCGAGTGCGTTCATGTCTCGACCATTAATCTGGTAGGGAATGCCGATGTAAGCGTTCGACCACATCAGAACAAACCCGGCGTCAGATGCGGCGTGAACTCATGCTTCGGATACCGGCGACCCGTGATGTCTTCAAACGAAAGCTCGCCGGAAACAGACTGCATGTCGTAATCGGCACTCTCCAAAACGAAATAATACGGACCCGCTTCGACAACATCAGGAGTGCTCTTCAGTACAACCCACATTCGCACTTCAGGCGGCTCAGTTGCGTTTCTAATGGCTGTAACGATTGCCCTGTCCACGTTGTCCACGGTGAGACGAACGGAGCTTGTGCCCTCTCCTGTCTCTTCTGGTAGGTCAATCGCAAAAAACCCACCGGCGAACGTCACAGCTACCGCATGAGTGTCCACGCTATCGACCGTGATCTTCGAGTTGATATTCTGCGAGTCAAGTGCGGTTCGGATGGGATCGGATGGATCGCTCTCGTTGCTGATCTCAAGCAAGATCACAAACACCTCTTCGGTGCTTTGATCGTACATCGCTCTGCGAGCAGCTTGAGAAACGCTCCGACTCATCCGATCAACTCCAGTTGCACCGTCGCGTTGAATCGACCAAACGCATTCTGGGTGATCGTCGGCGGTGACAAGAAGCGCCAACCAGTGACTTCGGTTTCAGTCACCGCAGAGTTGTCTCTTGGGTGTGGCAGACCGCCGAACGTCTTCGCGCCTCCCGCAGTGCCAGCATCGGTTGCCGAAGGCGCATTTGTGTAGAACTGCATGAGTCGAGTTGCTTGAGCAGTGTCCAACGCAAACTGCAATGAGAACTGACTCGGTGCAGACGAGAACCGTTGCCGGGTCTTCGCAGGACCGGAGTCAGTCTCTGTCCGCACGATGCTGGTTCCGGGCACTTCGGTCCATCCATACATCGGTGATGGAAGTGTCGGCCAAGTAGGCATTTAGATTCCATGCCTCCCAATTCGATTGACACCGTATGAGTTTCTGATTGCTTGATCCACGTCACCACCTCTTGCGATGTTCTTAGAGATTGCCTTGCCAACCATGACCTCGATTGACTTCGTTCCACCGGGACCGTCGCGCTCTGTTGTCGATGTCTCTTGTCCCGTGTTATTGATGACCGTCACCGAGACTTGACTGCCACCACCTCCACCCATCTTGGCAAGTGATTGGTTGTTGGCAACGAAGCCTGATTCACCAGCAAAAAACAACTCAGGGCCACGCTCCCCGACGAGGATGGGACCACCACCAACCGGGCCACCGTTGGCGAAACTTCCGG